ACGAGACTCTCTCGACTTCCTGGAGATTTATCTTCCCGGACGAAGGCACTCTGGTCAAGACCATCCTGACTCAAGAGTACCTCCGTTATACGAATGGCGACTGGACCGAGATCGATCCGGGCGAGTTCGACACGGACGGCATCTTGAAGCCGGGCGACAAGATCAAGATTCCGAGCCGCAGTGCCGGTCAGCCGACGACCCCAATCCAGGGTCCTCGGGACAACCCGCTGACCAACGGCCTGTCCTCGGGCGAGCGGAGCCTGTCAGTTGACTTGCGCTTAACTGAAGAAATGGACCTCGACCTTACCCCGTCCGGCGACCTTAACGTAGCTGTAGGCACCGACAACGGAGCGCAAGCTATTGTGTTAAAACTACTTTATGAGAAGGGCTCCTTGAAGAAGTTCCCCGGAATTGGTACAAATTTAACACCGGGTAAGACTATGCCCGATATTGCGACCCTCCGGGCGGACGTGACGGCTTCGTTGCTCCAGGACACCAGAATTAAGAAAGTGACGAAGATCAACTTAATTCAAGAGAATAGCTCAACTACGCTTTCATTTGAAGTTGTCTTCAACGATATCGCCCAACCCGTACCGATCAATATTCCGATCTAAGTGAGATAGAAAATGGCAAAGCTGACTCTTAAAAGCGAACAACAGATCGTCGGTAGCATGGCCCAAAAGGTCTTGGCTCGCACGGGTCTGAACGACTTGAACCCCGGCTCGATCCTCCTGACGCTTCTCCAAGCTGCGGCTTCCGAAGACTATGCTCAGTACTATCAGATGCTTCAGATCATCCGGAACTACAACATCGACACCACTACGGGCACGGACCTAGACAACCGGGCCTTCGAGTATGGCCTGACCCGTAAGACACCCCTGGCCGCTTCAGGCCGTATCAGCATCCTCCGCGAAGAAACCTTCACCAAGATCTCTTCGACGTTCTACACAGGTTTCCGTTCCCGCATTGCTGGCGACACGGAGATCTTCGTCAACAACGCCGAAGACTTCCCCTCTTCTGGCCCGCAACAGACCCTGATCGTGGGTCGGGGTACCCCTAACGAAGAGGAAGTCACCTATACGCCTTCAGGCTCAAACCCTGAAGACAACACGAACTATTTCAAAATCGTACTCGACGTTCCGCTGACGAACGACCATTCTCTCGAAGAGACTGTAGTTCTGAAGCAGGGCACCGATACGTTCATCGCCGCTGGAACGGTAATCCGAGTCCCCGCAAGTGGACGGACCCCGGAAATCACATTCTCCACAACTGTCAACGCCACGATCCTGGCGGGTGACGATAGGGTCGAAGATGTTAACATTATCTGTACTCAGCCCGGTGTTATTGGTAACGTGGGTGTCAATTCTATTACTGGCACTACCGCTTTCAGCAGTCCACCGTTCTCGGGCGCTCGCGCTTCAAACGGTTCGGCGTTCTCGAACGGCCAGGACCGTGAGACGGACACGGCGCTAAGAAACCGGATCAAGGCCCATATTCAGTCCTTGAGCCAGTCCACGAAGGCAGGCATCGCCAACGCCATCGACGGACTTGTGGATCCGGATACGGCCAAGCGCGTCGTCTCCTCGAACATCATCATCCCGGATAACGTCGGCTTTCCGGTCAAGATCTACCTGGACGACGGCACTGGCTTCGAGCCCGACTTCGAGGAGCGTGGTCAGGAAGTCCTGATCGCCAGCGCCCAAGGTGGCGAAGTTCGCCTCCAACTCGACCTCTTCCCGCTCGTCAAGGCCCAGGTCGAGACGCTGAGCGAAGAACCGTTCAACATGGCGGTCAACGGTCTGACCCTACAAATCAATGTAGGTAACCAGTCCGAAATCCTTACGTTCTTCCAAAACCAATTCGCCATCCCTGAAGCGGCCTCCTCAGAAGAGATCGTCAAGGCGATCAACAATGCGTCTACCCTGGTTGAGGCTCGTACCTCGCAGGTAGGTAAGCGCATCGTCCTGAACTCCAAAGCGGATAGCAACGAGGATATTCAGATCGCTGGCGGCACTGCAAACGCCTCCAACCGCCTGAACTTCCCGACCTCTAAGGTCCAGACGTTCTACCTCTACAAGAACGATAAGCTCCTGTCCAAGGACGGTGAGACGGCCTTCATTGACTCTGGGGAACTGGAGCCCTTCGACTTCTCAGGCCCTGACCGCATACTGTCAGTAACAGTAGACGGCAAGACGGCGAACGTCCAATCAGCGACCATCAAAGAGTCCGACTTCGCTTCCATTGTAGCCGCCGCCTCTGCGTCAGCCGCCCAGGTAGCTGAGATCATCAATACCCAGATTGCAGGCGCTACGGCGTCTTCGGTCAACGGTCGGCTTCGCTTGACCTCCAACACCGAGCTTTCTTCGGCCTCCAAGATCAAGGTCAACTCCTCGGCTGCGGCCACGGTTATGGACTTCGACCTGGACGAAGTGGTCGGTAAGGACCAAGACTATAAGCTAAACCCGGAACTCGGCATCATCGAGCTAGTCGAGCCTCTCGAAGAGGACGACCTCGTAACTGCTGGTACCCGTAATACTCGTGCGTTCTTGACGGCTGGTTCTCCTGCTAACTACTCGTTCCTCGGCGGAGAAACCCTCTCCATCAAGGTCGATGGGGGCAGCACTCAGGTCATCACGTTCATCGCCGGGACTAACCTTTCGGCAGCGACGGTAGCAGCTTATATCAACGATACCCTCGTAGGCGCTAAGGCAGTTGTACGTACAATTGGTGTCAACACCTACCTAGAGATCCGTACCAACACCCTGGACGCTTCTCTGGGATCAATTGAGATCCTGAGTTCCTCGACGGCCAACAGCATCTTCGATTTCGAGGTCGATACCATCGTCCTCAACATCGTCCCCCATACGGCCTACCAAGTCGCGGCCAACGGCGGACCCTATGCCTTCATCGAGGACCACACCCTCGTAATCGTTCTTGATAACGATTTCACTGGCAAGACCTTCGTCATCCCGATGGATTACGACTCTGACGTTACGTCTGGCACTAGCACGACGAGCTTCGGAGCTTCGCTGCTCATCAACGTGTTCCTGACCGATGATGATATCAAGGACTTCTGGGTCGTCTTCAAAGACGGCGTGAACACCATCGAAGGGGATATCGAGAAGCTGGAGAACCCGACTCCTGGCATCTTCCGGTACTTCTTCAAGAATCCTCCGCCGACCAACTTCGAGGACTTCTCGGTTGGCGACCAAGCTTCGTTCTCCGACATGGACAACGCGGCCAACAACGGTAACTTCCTGATTTCCAACATCGTAGTCATCAACACCGTCCATGCGGCGGTCTTGAGCCGTGCGACCGCGAATCCGTCCGTTCTGACTCCGGTCCTCGGAGATCGGTACCTCGTGGGTGCGGACGCCAACACGGTCGTCCACGCTGACACGGTAATCAGCCGACTACTCTACAACCCGGATCTCCCGTCGCCGCTAACCCCTTCAGTCAACGACCGCTACATCGTGGCTCCTGGGGCGAACAGCGTCAACTTGGCCAATGTTAAGGGTCAGTACGCCGATTCCAACGACGGTGCGGTTCAAGAGATCCACGGCTACCGTTACATCGTTGATGGTACAGGCCTGAACGATTGGGCTGGCCACAACAACGAAATTGCCCAGTACAACGGTATTGGTGTTCCTGGTTGGCTCTTCATCACTCCGGTCGATGGCGATGTAGTCTTCGACGAATCCGACAACCTGACCTACCAATTCGACGGCGGAAGCGGCACCTGGATTGAGAACAAGTGGGGCGGCAAGGCTGGCAAAGTCGCCACCTGGAGCGGCTCTGCTTGGACCTTCACCAATCCCTTGGACAAAGAAGTACGGACAGTTACGTCAGAGTCCAAGAAGTATCAGTACGACGTGGGCGCTAACACCTGGACCCTCAACGATTGGGGCGGCAACGGCAATCAGATTGCAGAGTGGGACGGGTCTGCTTGGACCTTCACTGTACCTGCGGCCAACGATACCGTGCTCGTAACCGACGAAGCTGAGACATATCAGTACTCTGGCTCTGCTTGGGCTATCTTCAAGTTCTGGGTCGATGTGGCTAACGCAGCCGGTGTCACCGAGCTTGCGACGGCGGCAGGCAGCGGTCTTATCGGCATCCGTCGTCAGATCAGCGCCTACAACGCTACGACTGGTGCCATCACCCTCGCCACGGCGGCAAGGGCTACTCCGGTCGCGGGCGAGGCATTCATCATCCTCCCCGGTACCCGCGAGAACGTCGTGACCTTCTTCAACAATACGAAGGTCACGTCTCTCTCCACGAAGGCCTACATCGAACTGGCCCAGTCTGGCGGCAAGGTCCAAGTCTCCTCGAAGCTCGACGGCTCAGACGGTTACGTCCAAGTCACGGGCGGCAAGGCGAACGACATTCTCCAGTTCAGCAACAGCTTGAACAAGGGTCTACGGGCTTACGCTTACTACATTGGTTTAATTAAGCTTGTTCACTCAACCATCTACGGTGATGAGCAGGATCTGGTATCCTTCCCTGGAGTAGGTGCGGCTGGAGTTAAATTCCAGATTCTGCCGCCGACCGTCCAGGAAGTAGCCTTCTCTGTACGAGTTCGCTTGTCCGAGGGCGTTACCCTCTCCAGCGTCGAGAACGATATCAAGACGCGGATCATCTCCTACGTCAACGGCTTGGGAGTGGCGGCGGAGGTCATCGTCTCCAACGTCATCGACCGTATCCTCAGCGTCCAGGGCATCCGGGATGTAGAGATCACGAGCCCGACGACCAACATCGTCACGGCGGAGAACGAGCTAGCGCGGACCAAGGCGTCAATCATCTCGGTCAACATCATCGAGTAACTAAATGTCGAAATTAGATAAATTCATCAAGTCGGTCCCTAAAGAGCTGAAGCCAGCGACGAACCCTATGCTCAACGCCCTCCTGACGGCCTGGGCAGGCGGGGACGACGAGATCATGGAACAGCTCCGGAACACGAAGGCTCAGCTCTTCGTGAAGACCGCCGAAGGTACTTATCTTGACCGCCTAGCCTCGAACTATGGTGTGCCTCGTCCGTTCTCATTAGGTCTGTTGGACGAGGACTTTCAACAGCTTGTCCCCAACTTATCCCTAAAGCAGAAGCAAATCTCCAAGAGCTTCTACGACACGATGGACGTGTTCTGGGGTCCGACGTTCAGCCGGGCCAACGTCACGAGCACTATCAATCAACCGTATGCGGTCAGTAGCAACCATACATTCTCTCTTAGGATCGACGGCGGTCCCGTCCAAAGCGTAACCGTTGCGGTCGGCGATACCCGTCTTCCTGGTGGAGCGACGGCGGCTGAATTGGCCCGCATCATCGGACGCCTGGAAGGCCTGACCGTCCAAGTGGTCGAAGATATCGCCACGGGCCAGAAGCGCCTCAACTTCCGAACCAACACGGTTGGTACCCGAGGCAGCATCGAGTTCGTCACCGGCTTCGGCCCTCTTGGCATCACTGAGGGAGTCAAGGTCCGGGTCACCGATCTGCCTCAGCGCACGGTGCTTTACCAGATCAGCCCCGGTGAAATCCTGATCGAACTGCCAGCAATTGTACCGACCCTGCGCCGGACGTTGAAGGGCTCCCACCACTTCCATGGTGACTCGACCATTGCGCCCGTCATCCCTCCAGCAGAGCAGAACTGGCGAGGCAGCTTCGTGTACTCGTCCGAAGAAGGCCCCTTCGTTGCGACCAGCATCAAGGCGACCCTCCAAAACACGATCCTGAAGGGCAGCGTCCTGAACGAGATAACGGTCGATGACGCAAGCCAGTTTCCTGCCACGGGGGGTAAACTGATGCTTAACTTCGGCAAGAAGAACCAGGAGTATCCTATCGGATACATCACGGTCCCGAACAACAACACGCTTTTGATCGACCCAGGCTACTCGTTCCAGAACACGCATCTGAGCGGCACGACGATCAACCTCCTCCAGCCTAACCAAGTCACGCCCTACCAGCCCGAAAAGGCCGGAGACGACTTGGCAGTTTATTTAACGTCTCCAGCTAACTCCAGGGATGTTGTTCAGGAAATTTTGGCTAGCCTCGCGGCGGCAGGTATCACAGTCTCTTTCTTGGTACTACTGCCTAAATACACTTACCTTATCGACAACCCCTACGCGATTTAAGGTGATATAATTTAAAAGAGATTTGAGATTGGAGATAAGCCTTGGGAATTCTAACTAGACCACTTCTTAGACCGCAACAACGCTGG